ACGACATGAAAAAGTGGAAAGGCACAGTAGTGGTCTCTTACACCCAAGAGATCACAGTAGAGGCAGAGACGAAAGCCGAAGCCGAAGCGACCATGCTTGATTGGTTCGACCCAACGCGATGCTACGGCACAGCGGATGGACAGGTATATGACATAGAAGTAATTAAGGAATAACCATGTTAATGATTAACAAACAACTGACAGCCGAGCAACGCTTGGAACGTGCGATCGTGGAGATCATGCACAACGACAGATACATTGCACTGGCAGGTATCTTGATGATCGGTAAGCGCGAGGTGGTGGACAACTTGCCAACAGCCGCGACCAACGGACGTGATGAGTTCTATGGACGTAAGTTCGTGGAATCCCTGAACGATGCCGAGTTACGTTTCCTTGTATTGCACGAGTGCTATCACAAGTTGTACAGACACTTGCTTACATGGCGTCATCTGTACGACGAGAACCCACAACTGGCAAACGTGGCGTGTGACTACGTGATCAATATCAAGTTAGTCGATGACAACGGCGATGGCTTTGCACGTATGCCCATGCGTGATGGCAAGCAGGTGGGATTGTGTGACCCCAAGTATCGCGGCATGGACAGCGCACAGGTGTACAACTTACTCAAGGAAGAAGCCGAGAGCGGTGATGGCCAAGGCCAAGGTGACGGAGACGGAGACGGAGAGAACTCCGAGGGCGAGGGCGACTCGGGAACTGGCATCTCTGACGACCATGGTGGGGGCTTGGACTCGCACGATTGGGAGGGGGCTCAAGGTTTGTCTGACGAAGATCAGAAGGAATTGGAACGTGACATCGACGAGGCTGTACGTCAAGGCGCGTTAGCCGCAGGCAAGATGGGCTCGGGTGGTAACCGCGACTTGGAAGCATTGATGACACCGAAGGTGGACTGGCGCGAGGCATTGCGTGAGTTTATCAATACGACATGCGCAGGGAATGATTACTCAACATGGCGTAGGCCCAATCGCAGGTTTGTGTCCTCTGGCTATTACATGCCATCAGGTGTGAGCGAACGTGTGGGTGAGTTGGTCATCGCCATCGACACATCAGGTTCGATCGGTGGGGCTGAGTTGGCTAAGTTCTTGAGCGAGGTCAAGGGCATCTGCGACACAGTACATCCCGATGCGATTCGCTTGTTGTATTGGGACACAGAGGTGTGTGCCGATGAACGATACGTAGGCGCGGAGATTGACAACTTAACGAGTTCTACCAAACCCGAGGGCGGAGGTGGCACGACAGTTGAGTGTGTACCTGAGTACATCACAGTACATGGCATCAAGGCACAAGCCGTGGTGGTGTTGACCGATGGCTACCTTGGTGGTTCATGGGGTCAGTGGTCTATGCCTGTGTTATGGGCAATCGTAGGTGGTAACAAAGAAGTAGCCGATGTTGGCAAAACAATTCATGTGAAGGACTAATCATGATCGAAATAACAGTAACCGAGTTCTGCCTCATTACGTGGGCGGCTATTGCAAGCGCAGTTGCGGGGCACTTCTACGCACAGTCACGACATCGTGGTGAGTTGTTACATGGCGCGACGTTGTTCATCAAGAAGATCGTGACACACGACGCACTGCGTAATGAGTTGCGTGAGATGTTAGACAAGAGCGACAAGGACGTGGAAATTAAATTCGGAATGGGAGAGTAACATGAGATTCAATACATTCGAGGCAGTAGTCAAGTGGTACGAGGCAACCAAGCCTGTGGTCAGTGTGAGGTTCACGAAGGAAGATGACATTCGCCCAATCAGCGAGCGTCGTTACACGTGGCGTCGCATCAAGAAGTATGACGAGAACTGCTACGCGTTGCTCGATGGTGATTACTCTGAGCGCAACACAAGCGCAGAGTATGAGAAGGCCATGGCACCAATCCTGTGGACACGAGACCCCGAGAGTGGTGATACGTTTGTACGTATTCGCAATGGCACCGCGCCGTCTCCGCATCATGGACGCTATCGGTTTCTACATTACCACTTACCGCAGACAATCAGTTTCCACACCGAGCAGAGTGGGGCACAATATGTGCACGTGTGTACAGACAACGCACTGCGTAACATGTACAAGTCTCGCGAGTGGGAGAAGTTCGAGTTACCAAAGACTAACTACTCATGGAACCACAATGACAAGCGACCGAATGGTGCGGAAGATAACGTGTTCCTGACATTCAAGTGCAACGAGGATGGTACGTTCGAGCGATGGGGTGACAAGATCATTGTGCGTACGCGCAACATTGACATGGACTTGAAGCGCGAGTGGAAGCCACGACTGCAAGCGTTCTATATGTTCATGGCATCTATCGTACCAATGCTTGACTTCACGTGGGCAACACACAATGAGTACATGAATCAGATTGACGAATGGAAGAAGGATAACGGGGGAGGGCGTACGTTTGGCACTGCGTGGGGTAGAACAACTTTGTTTGGTATGCCTAAAGATGTTGCACGAGAGATCGTGACAAATACAGAGCACCCGTTACGTGTGGCAGTAGCCGCATTGATAGCGCGAGAGACTGAGGGACATCGGGAGATTAAATCCGAGGAACAGTTGCGTGAGGTACGTAAGAAGTACAACTACGTAATGAATAAATTTTTACAAATGCAAGAAACGAAAGAGGTATAACATGGCATACGATCACATCACAGTAGCACGTATCAATAAAGATACGACAGATTACATCGAGCGACACACCACCCGTGTCAGTTCACAGACCGAAGAGACCACTCAGTTATTCAACACCAACACCAAGGTGATTGACGGGCTGTGCCTCAGTAAGAAGTTAGGCACGTTCTGCGAGGCTATCCTCAAGGCCAACCGCCATGTGAAGTTTGGGGTTGCCAAACATATTAAGGGTGAGTTCATCCACGGCACAAACATGCAAGCACTGGCCGAGGTGTGGGTGTACATGCCTGAGCATGAGTACGCCATGATGCGTGTGGGCTTTGCCGACTACGCTGTGAAGGGGAACATGGACGGTAAGTTCGGTGTGTACTCACGCCTACTACAGAACAACAAGTTCGACTCTCAGCGCGATCAGTTCTACATGGTAACGTCTGATGACTTAGAGCGCATCATGAAAACTGTGAAGAAGGTGATGCGTCCATACTCACCGCATGAGACAGCCAACGTGGTGTTCGAGTCGTACCAAGGTAAGGTGCACAGTAACGTGTGGAAAGCCACGTCCGAGGCGCGTGAAGCCAAGGATGCCACGATAGGTCTTAACGACTTACGCAATGAGTTGTTTGCACTGTACGACTTGGGCTACGAGTTCGCGTCCGAGACCCTCAAAGACAAGGTAGGTAAATGGAAGAAGGCTATGACTGAACTGAACGAGGCCGAGGCTAAGAAGCGTAACGCATACTTTGTGAGTGTGGTACTACGTGGTGAAGAGTTGCTGTGCAACGTGATGACTGTGAACGATGTCAGGAAGATACACATAATCAACGAGACAAACGTCACCCAAACATTCAAGATGGACGACTTGCCCGAGGACATCGCAGAGAAGGTCGCGACCTTGGGTATGGTAGACAAGGGACACTACGTCGAGGATGTAGGTATGAAGGTATCTGATACTACGTTTTGGATTGACCGCACATGAAAGAGTTTGACGAAGCCTTGACCATCAATGATGCAATACGCATCTTGGTGGCGCGACCCATAAGCCGAATAGACCGCTTGCGTTTCCTCAACCGAGTATGGCAAGTGGATATACGTAGTATGTCGTACAAGATGCTAGAGAACATGCCGTTGACTAGCGATGACTGCATCTACCGAGTAAGTGTTTGTCCTGATGGTGTTGATGTTGTTTGTTTCGGAATGGGTGTTGACACCATCCATGATGGGCATTATATTAACGTTGACGTTCTACCCAAATGGGTACAAGAACGCCTTGCTGTATTGATGATGATGAACTACACCCCTCCAACAGAAGAAGTGGAAGGTGTAGGTCGCAGAATATCTCGTGACGTGTATTGGGTGTACAAGCCCGATGGCGTTATGTGATGTGTTGTTAGGGACTCCCTAACATTTTTTAACTGAGAACGAAGGAAACTAAAATGCGTAAAAAGAAATCTGCTACCCAAAGGGTACGCGAACTGATCGAGCAAGGCCACAATAACAAGTTCATTGTGGACAAACTCAAATGCAAACCACAGGTGGTGTACAACGTGCGCTACCAAATCAACAAGACCAAGGGGCTTGGTGCCCTGAGTCAACAGGGAACTGGCATCTCTGCGCCCCTCGTGTGGAATCCTCCCCCGCTTATGCCCATGCCCATTACCATGGAGGAGCCCCCAACTTTATGGCAACGTATCAAGGGGTGGTTCCGTGGCACAAACGCCTGAGTCAAAAGTCAAGGCTAAAGTAGTTACCCAACTCAAAGCGTTGGGTGCCTATTACTTCTACCCCGTCACAGGGGGATATGGTGGTAGCGGGGTGCCCGACATTGTCGGGTGTCTCCGTGGTAAGTTCTTTGCGATTGAGTGCAANGCAGGGAACAACAAGCCGACCCCATTACAACAAAAGAACATTGACGCTATCACTAAGCAAGGGGGCTTGGTGTGGGTAGTCAACGAAGAAAACTTAAACGAAGTGACCAATATATTGGAGGCAATACCATGAACAATCAACGACCAACTCCGTACGACACAGGCAAAGTCAAGATCGGTGTGCATTACGTACGCAAGCAACCCATGCAAGATGGTGGCGTGTTTGCTGAGATGCTACAGACCGCATTGATCGAACCGCCTAAACCCTTGATCGACCGCATCATCCATCGCCTACGAGTCAAGCACTACACAACAGTATGAGAATGACTGTAACCAAGAAGGTGCGCATCACCCTGCGCGAAATAACTGATGGCCTGACCTTAGAAGAACTTGCTGAGGTGTCAGGCTGTACACGAACCAACGTCAGAAAGGTTTTAAAGAATATGCCTGACGTATACATTGACAGATGGGAGCCCGCGCCACGTAAGCAGTACAAGGCCGTGTGGTGCGTTGTTATCCCGCCAATCGATTGTCCTAGACCTGATGGGAAAAGTAATGAATAGAGAAGAAGTCTTTAAACTGATTGAGGATAACGGCCTGACATTGCATGGTGACATTGAACACTTTGCCGCCCTTGTTGCTGACCATGTATACGCGAAGTATTTAGAAGTACCCGAACCAAGGTTGACGGGTAAGTTTTCAATCACTGCGGGTGGGTTTAAATGTACGGGTTGCACGGGTACATGGACAGACCGTGAAGATGCCAAACACCATTTATGTAAGGACTACCAATGAGCATAGACAACAGCACAGGAAAAGACAAAGAGTTCTACGAGATAGGTAAGAGAATGTTTGATCGAATTAAACCACTCAAGCCGATCAAGCCGTATTTTGACACCATCGAAGCCGACATTGAGTTGATGTGGCAAGTTAACAGCGCAGACATTGAAGCGTTGGAAGACGCAAAGTTTACGTTAACTGCGATTAGGGAAGCAGAAGCAGGGGTGTACGACAAGATCATTGATGAGTCATTGGCATTGATAAACAAAGCACTAGGCATGAGTTATGCCGATGCAATGGAAAGAGTTATGGATAGAGCAAGGGGGAGCAAATGACAAGTGACAAAGTTTATAAACTGATCGAGGACAACGGACTAACTTTGCATGGGGACATTGAACACTTTGCCGAGTTGGTTGCACGAGCCGAGCGTGAGGCGGTTCTTGATTTGATTGACGGCTACGCAAAGAACAATACTGACTTAGCTGAAGCCATCCGAGCAAGGGGAGAAATGTAACGAAACATACCACGAGAAACTTGACATACCCATTTAAATGTGGTATAATATAAGTTACTTTGGATAATTGTGTCCATAGTAGCGTAGGTGTAGGTGTAAAAAAGTGCAGAGTTAATTTGCAAAACATCAACACTAACAAATGTTAGAAATATCAGCGTATTAGAAAGACCATCATGGCAGAAATCAATTTCGGTAAATCAATTACCCTCAAGCAAGCGGCTAACCTTATCCGCACAAACCCAACAACTCGGTTCTTGTTGCAAGGCGAGCCCGGCATCGGCAAGTCATCCCTACTAGAGAATATCGCATCAGAGCTAGGCTTTGAGCATGCGTATATTGACGTACCCAATATGGACTTAGGTGACATCGCAATGCCTGTGATCGACCACGACACCAAGACCACACGCTACTACCCCAACTCACGATTCAAAATCCATGAGAAGAAGCCATTGGTCATCATGCTCGATGAGTTCACGAAAGGTGCTGACCCAGTAAAGAATATGCTTCACCCCATGCTTGAGAAGGCAAACCCTCGTTTGGGTGACATCCCTCTTACCGACAATACCATAGTGTTTTTGACGGGTAATCTCACGACCGATGGGGTAGGCGACTCCCTCAAAGCACATAGCCGTAACCGACTGGTGCCCGTAACTATTTGCAAACCCGATGCCGAGCAATGGATTGAGTGGGCAATTGGTAAAGGTATCGAGCCCGAGGTGATTGCATGGGTGAATCGTTTCCCTCACGTATTGGCAAGCTATACCGATGCGGCACAAGGTGACAACCCCTACATCTACAACCCACGCAAAACTCAGCATGCGTTCGTATCACCACGCTCATTGGAGACAGCATCGAACATCGTCCGGACTCGCAAAGAGAACGACCCTGATTCGGTGATTGCCGCTTTGACTGGTGCGATCGGTGAATCCGGTGCGCGTGACATGCAAGCGTACATTGAGTTCTCAGATCAACTGCCCACTTGGGAGGCGACGATCAAAGAGCCAAAGACTACGACTGTACCCACAAGTCCAGGGGCTTGTGCCATTGTGGTGTTCGGTGCTATCGCTCGCATTACGAAAGAAACCATTGCCCCATTCATGGAGTACTTAGGTCGCTTCGATGCCGAGTGGCAAGCCGTGTTCGCTATCAACATTGCGAAGAACCCAACCAAACAATCCATTGCGTTCTCTAGTAGTGCGTTCAAAGATTGGGTGGTGAAGAATCAGGACTTGCTGTGAGCAGGGAGGCTAAGTTCGATGGTGATTGGTTAGACGTGAGTACTCAGAAGTACCTCATTGCGAATGGCTATGCGGCAAGCGTTATCAGAGATGGTGACGTGCGTTGCTACTGTTTGCATAGGGTGAGCAGAGACGTGCGCTATCCGATCATCTTTGAGACCAAGGACTTAGACGAGCTCAACCGCATGATTAAGTTACTCGTACCAGAGGAGACCTAACAAATGTTATATGTGCCGACAACAAACAAGGAACATATTCCGCTTGGATGGGAGGAGGCCGAGCATCTGTTTAAGAAGTTGCAGGTTCTTTGCTTGGGTACAGGCATGCGGTATCAGTACGTATGGGAGAGGCGGATGTTGTTTAACCAAGACCTACCCGAAGTCAGAGCGCAGATCATCAAGTGGACTGCGGACGTCAAAGGTAGTAAGCGTGAGCCGGTAGCCGAAGCGTATTCGTGCGCAGAGATAGTACCGGTACTGCTTATGTTGATAGCCGTAGCCACGGATGAGCGCAAGGCATTGGGCTTACCGGAAGGCAGAGTGACATGGGACTAAATGGAACTAGAGGAACTGACTTTGGTAGTAGGTATTTCGTGCAATGGATAACAGAGCATGACAAGACCGAGAGTGGTGCGGCTTAGCTAAAGGTAGTCGGGTGGTGTATTCGTGACAGGTACACACGTGACTGGGCTACTGTGTTCGAGCATACCGACAGAGAAGTGTGCGAGAAGATGTTGAAAATTTTAAATGAAGGGTAACAAATGTTAGAAGAAAGAAAAGTTCAGAAGGCGAAGATCACATTGATGCGTGACCCGAGGTTCGCCCTTTGGTCTGGCATCTTGATGGTTGGTCGTACGAGCGTAGTGGACAACATGCCAACTGCGTGTACCAACGGCAGGGACGAGAAGTACGGACGCAAGTTCGTTGCTGAGTTGAAAGAGCCCGAGTTGAATTTCGTGGTGCTTCACGAACTCACGCAACATCTCACGCCAATCAACTTTTGGCTCGAGCAAATCAAGCAAATCACGATCTAGGTCTCCTGCACCAGTTCCCGCGATCTTTTGATGCGCCATTACACCTTGGCGAATAGCCTGATCTATTTCACGCTCAAGCTCTTTCTTCTCACCATCGGTCATCTCACGCGCACCATCCCAGTCGTGCTCATCGAAGCCTTCGCCGTCGGCATCACCTTCACCATCGGAACCTTCGCCGTCGCCTGAACCTTTCCCGCTGCCGTTAGACTGTTGCTCTTGCTTGAGTAGGTCGAACACTTGTTTGGCATTGAGGCCGCGATACTTCTCATCGACCAGACCCATGGGCTGACCTTTGTGCTTGCCGTCTTTGAAACGTGGCATTGCAATGGTTCGCTCAGTCGGATCGAGGTCTTTGAGCTTGAGGTTAATCACGTAGTCACAAGCGGCATTTGCCAGCCGATGATTCTCGTCGTGCAGTTTCTTCCATGTAGTCAGGTTCGGTTGGTCAGGAAGAGTTATCCGGCTTTCTAACAGAAGTTAAGGGTATTGCAGAAGAAGTAAAGCCGAGCCAAGTGGACTTGATCTATTGGGATAGCCGAGTGGCGGCGCACGAGGAGTACACCGAGAACATGATCGGAGACATTATCAACTCTACTAAACCTAGAGGCGGTGGTGGTACGTCACCCTCGTGTGTATCAGAGTATCTGAAAGACAAACGCATTGCACCCGAGTGCATCATCATGCTCACCGATGGGTACGTAGGTAGTGATTGGGGCAGGGACTGGACTGCGCCTGTACTGTGGGCGATCGTAGGAGGAAACGATTGTGTTGCAGATAACGGCAAAACAATTCTTGTCAAGGATTAATTGGTTTTATCTAACAAAAGTTAGGAGGTCAGAAGTGATAGTTATTGAATTAGGTTACAGGAAATACATCTTGCCACGCGAGAAGGCGATGCAGTTGGTCGAGTGCTTAGAGTGTGCCGAGGTATACGAAACAAAGTATTGGGAGGAGTCTAAGCGTATGGCTTTGGGTATGACTGAGCCTTACACCTACCACGTGTACCCTAGCGATTCAACATTCGGCATGAGCGTAGTTACAGATTCACATTATCAAATGGCTAAGTTAGCCGGTAAACCACAGGAGTAAATCATGAGTATTAGTGCATCAGCAGTGTTAGTGGAATTGAACATCAGCGTTTGGCCTGCCGCAAAGATCGATCGTGAGATCACGAGCCAAGTCAATGCAAGTGCATCAGCGCATAAGGATGCGTCACAGACCAAGAAGAATCTGTTTGCGGGTACAAGCCTACGAGCAGACATTGAGAAGTTCGCCGCAAGAGTGCGACTCTACAACAACCAACACACCTTACCTTGGGCAGACAAGGGTGAGCGCATGTTGCCGACCAAGTTGTTCATGGATTACAAGCAGACCATGAATGGCTACGAGCGTACGTTCAACATGTTGTGCGATAACTTCTTTGATGAGTACGAGCGACTGGTTGAGGAAGCCAAGATCAACTTGGGTTCTATGTACAAGGCAGAGGACTACCCTGACCTAACAGAAGTTAGGAAGAAGTTCAGCTTTAGACGTAGCGTGAAGCCTTTGCCCGAGGCTGGTGACTTTCGCTTGGACATTCCCGCGCATGACTTAGCGGAGATGAGATCGGCATACGAGACTCAGTATTCGGAGAAGCTGGCCGAAGCAATGCGTACACCATGGGAGCGCCTGCACGAAGTTCTCTTGGGTATGTCCAAGAAGTTGGAAGACTCAGGTGACGGGAAGAAGCGTTATCACGACTCATTGATTAGCAACCCATTGGAGTTGTGTGAGTTGTTGACGAAGCTGAACGTGACTAACGACCCCAAGTTAGAGGATGCACGTAGGCAAGTAGAACTAGCCATGCTCGGAGCTGACATTGAAGAGGTCAAAGAGGATGCGTTGGTTCGTGAGAATCTAAAGTCCAAGGTCGATGCGATTCTTGGTAAGTTCGAGTGGTAATAACATTTGTTAGGAGTAATGGACATGAGTATGAATACATTGAGTTTGAGCAACGTAGTTGTAGGTGAAGACTTGCAGAAGTCTATGGACAAGGAAGGGTTAAAGTTGTCGGGCGTGTATGCGATGCTTGACCCTGTGATTAGCCGACTGGCTTCATTGAATCCACTGTGGACTTTCGTTATCAATAGCAGTGCGCCTAGTATGGGCAGTAGCCGAGTGGCATCGGGCTTTATGGTTAAGCTAGATGGTGAAGAGCTAGGGTCTATTGGCTTATCGTATATGGGTCAACGCGGGAAGGTTATCGCTATCTGCAACGATCGTATTGGTAAGGGCAGACAACGATCGGACTCGTATCGCACTGTGGATGCAGACAAAGCTATCCTCATGGCGAAGAAGATGTTCGGCAAGATGAACCCATCCGAGCGTATCAGTAAGGCTAAGGATGCGGCAGAACGTGTAGTGACTCGAGCGAGCTGGAACAAAGAGCGTGAGCGTAATCAATACCAAGGTGTTCTAAGAGGTGAGATGTTGAATTGGGTGGAGAACAAGGGCTATCAGTTGTTCATGGAGTTCATCGAGAAGGAAGCAATTCCGTCTACCAAACGTAAAGTATTGGAAGCCGAGGAGAAGGTGCAGAAGCTAGAAACCGAGATGAAGACTATCGAGCGAGTGCAAGAAGACTTTACTAAGAATAAGACTGCGCTAGTAGTCAAAGACTTGGGTAAGTACCTAGTAAAAATAGGTGACAACGTAGAGCTATACGATGATAATACGCTCCCTTTGGATATGCGTATGAAGATGGGTATGCTTAAACTTGTGGAAGATGAGCAGTATCTCACCGATGTAGGTTGCAAGGTGACGAGTGAGATATTTGTTTTGTTGGTCGATGAGCTAACAAATGTTAGCGAAGGAGTATGAGATGAAAGAAGAAATTAAATATAGTTCAAAGGCTATACCCCTACGGGGGTGTAACGACCCCAAGTTTAAATGGATATCTGCCGCATATACCGATGTACGTAGAACATTCCGTAAGGCACGCTTGCTTATCCGTATCACCAAGGGAGCAGCGTATGAAAGCCGTACTTGAGTTCACGTACCCACAAGATGAAACCAAGCTCAAGCATGCGCTCAAGGGTGAGGAGTATTACCTAGCGTTGATTGAGGTAGACCGAGTGTTCAACATAGGCGGGCATCCCGAACAAATGTTAGACAGGATTGCAGATTTAGTTCAGAAAGGATTAGAAGAATGAGCATTAAAAGATGGATTAGAAATTGGTTGAACAGTGATGGCATTGCGTTGGGTAGGACTGAGGTTGCAGACACAAGCCCGCCCGAGCAAGGTGCGCAAATTTACATCAGCGAAGCAATGAATGGGCGAGTGTTAACCATACGCACGTACAAGCCAATCAACCCTCAGTACGGAAACAACTGGATTAGTGAGTTGTATGTGCTGAAGGATGGTGAGTCGTTGACCGAAGCATTGACGATGTTGTTAACGCTGAAAGGAATCGACAAGTGAATGGGTTTGTAAACCGACAACTTCAACTTGGAAGTAAGCAACCCATACACAAGTTTAAGCTATGCAACAAATGCGAAGAGCTGAAGCCCCCCGAGGGGGGAGTCGAATTGTCCCCACACAGATGGTCATGTGCTAGATGTTGGGCTAACAGAGTAATTGCAAGGAACTTATTAAATGCCAAGACCTAAACCGCCTGAGAAACTAATAGGTAGACA